GCTCGCTGGTGGTTTACCGCCCCCACCTTTGCCCGTATTGACCAAAAGGTCAGGCATGGCCGCTGCAAGTTCTTTTGCGAAGTCGCCAAATGTGGCGTATCCATCGCCCCCCGATCCTGCAAGGGGGTTTCCGTTCTCTGCCATTATACGCACAGAGCCGTTTTCGTCAACATTTAGACGGTCTGTGCTTGTCTTAGCCAACATCTCGGCCACCTTGGCAGGAAATCCGGCCTCTTGAAGAGCTGCTTTGGTCTCTGAGACCGCGCCTTTCATCAGGACGCCGGTGTATTTCTGGTTAGCCTCTGCAAGTTTCGCCTCATAGTCGCCTTTGATCTGCGAAATAATTGCTTCCTGATCCTTGGTTGATCCGGCCTTGCTCGACTTTAGCGCCTCGATTGCGTCATCAAGTCCGCTTGCATCTTCCAGTCCCAGCTTTTCAAGCGTGCGCTCTACCGTCTTGCGGCGGCGCTGCGCTTCTGTGGCGTTATCAACCGCCTTCTGGTTCACCTCATTGAATTTAGACTGCGGAACCACGCCTTCCACTTGGAGAACGTATCCGCCCGCGTCTTGCTCTTTGTAAAAGGCTTGCGCCGTTTCATCGATGCCTTCAAGTGTCTCTACCTGATATTTGAGTGTCATTGCTTCTTACTCTCGCTGCCCTGAAAAGGTGGGCCACCCGCTGGGGACTATTCCCCGAAAACTTCACTCCATGCGGCAACGTCTTTCGCCCGCAATTCGTCAAGTGTGTATTCTTGCCCGCTCTTGTCAACAAACCTATCGACGGTATATCCGCCGTCACGGTATAGCTTGCCGCGCGTCGGGCCAAGAATGTCATCCTGAACCGATGCCGGTTGACGCTTTAGCCAGTCTTGATATGTCTCGCGACTTTCCACCCGCGCCTCATTGCTTCGGGTCAGGGGGATGATGGTTGACCGGCATCCAACATGCGCGGGCGGTCTCGGTCCTTTGTTCTTGTCGTATATGGTGCCATCACGAGCCTGACAAATGGCCGTTGTCCGATGATCCAGCACAGACACCCATTGAACCCGCTGCACCCTGCGTAGCGATTGCATGCCTCGTTCACGGGCCACCGCCGACGTTGACGCCATTGCCGTTCTGACCATCATTTCGGCGCCACGCTTGGAAATATCCATCACGCCTTTGCGCGTGCGTGTGCCTCGGATCTGCCTTGCCACCTCAAGCGGGCCAACCCCGTCGACATAGCCCTGGCGAACGGTATCCTTAACCCGCGTGACCGTGTTAGCTGATAGGCCATCAAGCCAGCCTTCCAGAAACTTACCCTCGAATGGCCGCGCATTCACCGCAGCCCACAAAGCCGCATCGGACGGAACACCGAAGTTCGCAAGGCCAGCCTTGCCAAGCACCCCTGCCTGCCAATCGGCCTCATATACAGCGAAATCCTTTAGGGCGACCTCTACGGCCTCTGTGATCGGCCCATAACCTCGCTTAATGCCCGCCTCAATGTCACGCAAAAGCGCGTCAAGTTGGCGGCGTGTTAGCTGGTCGAGGTCGCTTGCTGTGATCTGTGCGTAAAGGTCATTTGTGACCCCGTTGACCATCGCAACAATTTTACGCGCAACGGACGCCTTGTGCCGCTCAATATAAACGGCATGGCGTACGGTTGCGTCATATTCTGGATCGTCGGACAATTAGGTTTCCTCGTCCAAGCCTTCGCGGTCCATCGCTTCTGCGTCGTCGTCAGCGCTAACGCTTTCGTCCAGCACGCCCCGGCGTTGCGCCTCGCTGATGTATGTTTCGCGTGAAATGACACCAGCCGCATACATGTCGCGCACGTCGGACATTGGAAGGTTGCCAAGAACGCCAAAGTCCTTGGATACAACAACGTCGGTATTTGCCGTAATTCCGCCAATCTCTGTCATCCACCCCAGCGCAATTTCAATAGCGTCCTTCAGGTCATCAGCCCACATGCGAATGCGCGTGACCGTCTTGCCCTCGTCAATGCTGTCGCCTGTGGCTGTGGAAACTCCAATGCGCTCGGAAATAAGTTGCAGCCCCATCTGCTTCATCTGGTCCTTGATCTCTTCAAGCTCAGACGTGCCTTGATCAATCCCCGAACCGCTGATCTCGACCCATTTCATATCTGCGCCATCTGCCTGCGCCATAAAGCCATAATCAGCCGACTTAACCTCGGGAGCACCATCGTCGCCAATCCCGTCCATCTGTTTCATAAACAGCAGCGGTGAAAGCGACTTGTGAAGGCACGACGACTTGTCCGACTGGACGCGCCAATGCGCAAGGTTCAACTCTGCAATCTCATCAAGTGGTGGTTCTGCCTTGAAAAAGCCTGTGCGGCCCGTATAGACCGGCGCAACATAGATCCGGTCAAAGTCCGTGCGGTAATCCTCGCCAACCTGCGCCCATGAGCCTGTGCCGCGGTCTGCGCCTTGGTATAGACGAACAACAACAACGCCTTCCTCAAGCGTCAACTCTCGCACCTGTTCAACCGTGTCATCGCTGTATTGGTCGCGGTCAGGGTCCGGCGCCTTTTCCATGATCCGGAATTGCGTAATCACGGGGCGATTGCCCACAAGTTCCCATCGCCAACCAAGAACCTGATCAAGTGTAAGGCTCACAAGGTACGGACGCCAGCCTGCTGCCTTTACGTCGCCTTCGGTCATTTCACCTTCTCGGGGCGGGGCGTCTGCCATGATAAACGAGATGCCTGGCACGAGCGATGCTTCAAAAACGTCCTTGGCAAAGTTGGAAAGGTCGCGCCCCTCCATGTCGATATTCTGGCACCACTCGAACAGCTTGCCGCTCTGATCTTGCAGAACAACAGGCTTCTCAAACACGCGGCCCGCAATGTCGCTGCGGGCTTTCTTGACGCCATTGAACAGCCATGTGCTTTGCAGCCGGGCGTTATAGTCCTCTTGGGTCTCAATCGGGAACTTGGGAAGATACGCCTCCCCCTTGGTCCGCATATTCTTGCCGCCTTTGATGATGTCAGCGACGGGCGCCGCATCGGTCAGCATGTCTTTAACTGTGTCCGTCTGTGTTGCTACGCCGCTTGCCATAATCAATCCATCTGCGTTGTTTGGTCGCACTATACACCGAAACGGCGCACGTGCAAAGTTAGAGCCTTACGCGAACCTTGCCGGAGTGCCGCGCCTTCATAAGTGGAACCAGCGCATAACGCAGCGCGTCAATGTAGTGGTTATTTGCATCAACGATTTTTGGCATGATGTCGCCAGACAGTCGATCAACCTTGTAACTGTAAAGCCGGAACTCTCGCGCCGTGCTTGGGCAATCGGGGTGAATGACCACACTGTCAAATGACTTGATGAACTCAACGCCGTCTTCAACGCTTCCGGCCCACTTCTTGACGCTTTCCATCCGTGGCAATCCGTTGCGCTTTAGAAAGCTGATACTTTCAGGCCGTGCGCTGTCCGCCCTCGCTGCATACTTGGCAAAGTCTGGAATGCGATCCGTGATAAACTTGCTTGTGTCGTCCAGTTCCATTTTGACCCGGCCCGCCTCTGACCTGATCCACAACTTGCGGTCAGCCACATAGCAGCGAACAGCCGCTGTCGGATCTTGCGCAAACCCAAAGTCAACGCCCTGATACGGTCCACTCCAGTCTGCTTTAGGCTCGAACTCTTGAATGCCAAACTTGCCGCCGAATACCTGCGCATCTGTGAGCGTCAGGAATTGCCCTTCCCACACATGGTCATATGTATCAGGCCGCAACCGCTGATCGTCCAGACGCTCTTGGTTAAGCACGTCAGGGAACCACGGGTTGTCCTGCCAGTTGATCTCTGTGACGACGCTGTTAGCTGGCGGTTCTGCAATGAAACGCTTATGGGTCGCGCTATCGGGGCTTTCGGGGTTGTAGGATAGCCAATTCTCGGACCCCTCTTCTCGAATGGTCGGCAACAGTTTGCGCCACGCCATGTCCGAAACGCTTTCCGCCTCGTCCGTCCAGTTGCCCAGAATGCGCGCCTTTGACTTGATGCTATCCAGGTTGTGCCGCAGCCCTGCAAACGCATATGAGATACGCCGGTTCTTTGTGCGAATGTACTTTTCGCCAATGTCAAAATAATCATGCAGCCAGTCAACGGACCTGATTGACGCCTTGATCTCTTCCATTGAACTTTCGTCAAGGCTGTTGAGGTGTTCCCGCGATGCCAGCCAAACGCCTTCCCGCCCCTGTTCGGCTAACTTATAGATGTAGACCGCCGACATAAGCGCAAGGCCGCGCGTCTTTCCTGACCCACGACCTCCATGAAATATGCGATGCCTTGCCGGATGGGCAAAGTTATCAACTATCTTTTGTGGTAGCTCAATCTGCGCTGTCGTCATCAGGTGCCTTTGCAACCAACTCAATCACCGTTGGCTTTTGGCTCATAGACCCATCGGGCGACGTGTGCTCTAATGCCTGCTTAGGCGTGCCGTGTGCGCGGTCCTGAGCCTCTTTAATCATGCCCCGAGTGTCAGCACTTAGAAGCATCAAAAGGTCATCCTCTGACACCTTTTCCCCGCTGTTCATTTTTTCCTGAAGGCTGGAAAGTGCCTTTAGGGTCAATTCCGATGCAATTCGCGCAGCTTCGTTCATGTTTCGAAGCTCCTCTGAACTGCGTCCAGACGGGTTGCCCGACTGCCCTTTTTTAAACCGTGTTTCCGGTGATGGGTTTGGGTTTGCCATTGATCTACCTTTCACGCATCAATGCACTGTGGCTGGTAGGTCATCTTGGAACGTGACCTCGATAGCCGTGTTATAGTATCCCTGCGCATCGCCAAGAATATCTTGGAAAAGGTCAGTCATCAAAAGGCCCGCCGTTGGCATACTTGGCCGCAAGATAAGTGCGCCCTCGCATGTTTCCGCGTTATCAACTGCAACGCCGATAAGGTGAGTACCCTCTGGTAGCAGTGCCTCAATATCATCCATGATGGTTTCGTCTATCCGACCTTCCCAATCATACTTCATCGTTTTGCTCCCGTGGTGCGTATAGGTTCGCGGTCAGGGTCACGGTTGCAAATCCTAGCTCGTCAGCATCAATGGTGAATGACTGCACTCCACAGATATAGTTGCCGTCACGATCTGCAATCCCGCAAAATTCGCCGCCACGCCGATAATACAGCGTCAACCCTTGATGGTAGTCATCTGCCTTGACCGTTCTCATATCCAGTCCCTTCCCTTTGGTGTAATCATATAACAATGGTGGCGTTTATCAAGTGTCGAGGGTTGGGGGCTTGGTAAGTGGCATCCATCCACCTAGACGCAGAACACCATCATCAACCGTGTCACCCTCATGATCAGACACCACCCCGTTAATATCGTATTGTTCCCCAAATTCTGTAATAAATCCCCCGCCCACATAAAAGCAGGTTACAGCGTGCTTAGTTGCTTTGACGCAATGCACGTCCATACCATCAGAACACAAGGCGTTAAGCCAATCGGTGCGTTCAAACTCCCCCACCTCATAAACAAGAAACGGATCCCCATCTTTCGGCGCGGTCTTGATGTCCAGCCATTCGGGGGCGGCAAGGTCGGCGCGAACGTATTCTGCCGCGTCATCTGGCGTATATCTCTTGTCGCCATGGTCGTTCCATGAGGTCTCGCGCCACGCTTTGTCTTTCCACGCCCAAATGCGTTCTGGTGTGTCAGTCATATTCTTCTCTCCTTCGTCGATGCTGAGCGGGCCAATACTTACCCATTACGTCTCTGGCGTTTGGCTTTTGTTTTGCTACGCTGGATCATACCATATGACCTCCTTGACCACTTGCCGCGCTCAGGAGGTGCATTCAACTTGCAAGGTTTGGCCGAGCTTCCCGACCTAAATGCACCACCAAAAAGCGGCCTGTTTACCCTACCACAGCGCCAAATATCGGGCAACTGTGACAGGGTGTCGCGGGGGTTATCCCTTGCCCAGAATGATCGCCATAGCCCGCAACGCTTGCGTTCTGTTTGCGTGCTGGCCTAGACCATCAACGGCAACCGTCACACCTGACTTGTGCGTGACCTTGACGCCTGGAATGTGCGTGTCAGGCGGGGCTTCCCCCCACGTATCAACAGTCACTTCTGCCACCATACCGGCAAGCCCGTCCTTGGCTATGATAGAACCGTCGCGCCATGCGTTGACAAGGGCTAAGGCAAACGCAATGTCGTCACCGCCACGCTCATTTTCTACTTCGATGAAGTATTCCAGCAGAGGCACGGTATAGCCGAAGTCCTTACCGTAAATGCTACCACCATCTGCGACCCAAGGCCCCTGCGTTGCGGCCTCTGACAGTGCGGTCAGTTTGTCGTGTGTGGTGGTCATTGGATTTCCTCCGCTTGCTCTTCTAAGAACTCACCAAGTTCAACTTCCCTAGAACATTGCCAGCAAAGCGAGGCATGTGGCGGATTTTCCTCTATTGCTCTGTCTATCGCCGCCTCTTGCGTGTCAGCCTCAAACTCACCAAGGCAAACGCTTGCTGTTGCTATTGAATAAACGCGGTATTTTGACATCAAATCTTCTCCATCTTGACGGACGCGCAGTCAGGAACCCCATCCACAAGGTCAAATGTAATCTCATACTTGCGTCGGTCAAAGCTATCTCTAAGCTCTGACGTGGTGAAGCCCCGCGCCCTGTGGTTTCCGCCATACCCACAGGCCCACATTCGCACACGCTCGCGCTTTGGCTCAGGCTTGATGCGGAAAGCGAACTCGTCAACAAACTTAGACCCTTTCACGCAATCGGTCCAACCACCATAAGGAGGCAGCCGCAGCTGCACAGTCTTGCCTGCGGACCGCGCCTCATACAGAGCGACCTTTTCATCTGCGGTCATGTCACGCCAGATGGTCGGGGCTTTGGGGGCACGTGACACCATCAGCCACACTGCGTCTGTTCTCAGGATACCCGCACCTTCCTCACCAGTGTAATACCTACCTCCCTCTATGCGCTCAATTTTATGGCAGGCACCACTCTTAACGAACTCGACGATATCACCAACCTTAGCGCCCATGTCGTCCAGTGTTTGCGGCGGGCCCTCACTGGTGGGTTCGTCTACCCATTCGGAAACGAGGTCACACGTATGAAGACCGTAGCAAGTTCCATCCTCATTGTGATCCAGAATGAAAAATGAGGTAATATGACGGACAACAAAGTCCCCATAAGCATCCACCCTTACTACTGTAGCCTTCTCCCCCGCTGCTGTGCGGTAGCTCTTTCCAACTTCAAGTTTCATGTGTTCTCTCCTTTGTTATGCTTAGAATGCATAGAAATAGTGCGAGGGGCTATGTGGCAGGATGTCGCACTTAGTCTGACATGACAGCCCTTAAATACCTCAGAGATTGCCGCTTTTTCTCCGCTGTTCGTGATGTGCGTGGCGGCATGCCGGATCTGCGCCCGATGTCGTCGCGACCATTCATAAATCCGTGGACATATGCCGGGTGCCTATTTGATCCCGGCTCTGGGCTGGATACCCTGCGCCCGTCATAGTACCCCTCACAAAGCTCTGCATCAAATTCACTATCATAGATTTCTTTAAAATCCGGCTTTCCCATATCTTTTCCTCTTGTCTGGTGAATGATGGCGCGGGGTCAACTAGCAAGAACACCCCGCGCCTGACCTTCTGGCGGTCAACCCTGTTTCTGCAATTGCGCGGAACCCAATTCAGCGACCATAGCTCCAACACTGGCCACTATTCCCACCACGCGCATTCATTGCAGAAGGCCCACGATAGCCCGGAAAGGAGGGCGGGAAGGTATGCTGTTATCCTACTTCGACGCGGTGTCTTGGTCAATCAAATGCCTTGGCATTAATAGCTATCCCCAAGCATATGTGCACACCCTTTGGCCACCATCATGACGACGGCACTGTCATAGTCCAAGGTTCCGTTTGCGCTCATGAACCGCATAACCATGTCAGCGGCCTTTTCACCGCCGACGCTTTGCGCAATCATCACCTTTAGAAGGTTTGCCTCAAGCACTTCGGCCTGCATCGTAATCATCATTTCGTAAACTGGATCCGGCGTGACGCCAAAAGCCTGCGCGCCGCCATCCAAAACACAACTTGTAAAGTCGCTTGCGAATGCCGACGTTGCGGCCATTGAAATTGCTGATGCTGCGATAATGTTCTTCATTGGTCTTTCCCTTCGTTGGTTTGGTTTATGCCCGACACGCTTTCAATTGCGGAAAGCATCGCGGGGCTGCATTGGTCGATAAATTCCCGCATAGCCGCGCGCCGGTTTGCCAGGTCGATTGACTGTGCGGCGTCGGTGGTGTTGCTTGCTGCGATAAGGTTCACTCGTCACCCTCCAAATACTTGCGGCCTAGGGCCGTAATTCGCACAAGCGATGTCGCGTAGTCATATTTGCGCTCAATGACCCCAAGTCGCAAAAGGCGCTTTGTCTCTTCGTAAATCGTGGCGCGGCGGATCTCGGGCACATCCGAAATTCTCACGACTTGTGTCCAGTCCATGCACGCCCGCAAATATAGCTTGCGCCGTTCAATAAGGGCGCGGGTTGTGCCAAGAGGCTTTGGCGGCAAGTATTTTACCACATCCACAAGATCCGATTGGATCAGATAGCGAAGCTGGCCCTTGCCTTTGGCGGTCAGTTTTCCCGATCTGGTCAGCGCAAGAATGTCGCCCCGCAATGTCTCATCTGTCGCTGCCAGATCGATGCCTGCAATTTTTATCTTTCGGATTGCCTGCATTGGCGCCAGCCATTCGTCAAATGCAGCGAGCAAGGCCGCGCGGCGCGTCTTAATGCGGTCCGTCTCGCCTTTTTGCCCCTTGTATTCGTACGTCTTGCGCTTGCGTGGGGGCTGGAAATCTTTAGGCGTGACCTCAATCATTGCGCGGCGAATGTCGTCTTGGTATTTCGTCGCCTTCTTTGGCATCAAAAAAGCGTTCTGAATGATGACCTGTTTGCGCGTCGCGCCATCCGGCACCACCTTTTCCGGCGCCGGCGGCAAGACGCCAAGCACGTGACTGTTAAGCTGGCCGCTTGTGTATTCGTACATGGGTTGCGGTTTGGTCATTGGTCGTTCTCCTTACGTAAATGCAAAATAAACAAGCCAAACAACAAGGGTTGCAATTACAGCAAGCCCCGCCTGGAGGGCTGGAATTATATTTGGCGCGTAATCTCTGGACGGCTCACGGTTCATGAGTGCAAAAAACAAACACCAAATAATGGCGGTGCATATTGTGGCATAAATCATCGTAATTTCTCCTTACGCGCCTCGGACGCTTTTGAATGTGAGTGCCCCGGTGCGGATAAATTCGGGCGTCAACATCAGGCACATGCGGTCAAAGTCAGCCTTATATTCGAAGTCATCAAGCCGATCCTCGACAGCGGCGATTGCATACATGACTGATGTGTGATGCCTGTTCAGTTTGTCCGCAATCTGGGGCAGGCTCATCCGCGCCCTTGTGCGCGCCAAATATGCCACTTCATGCCTCGGCCCTGCTAAAACCGCCTTGCGGCTATGTGCGGCGATATTTTCGGGGTCTACTCCACGATACGTGGCAACGGCGGAAAGAATTTCAGCGTAAGTGGTCATTTTTCTAGTCCTTAATCCCGAAACAAATGCTCAACTGAAATGCCAAAAGCCTTTGCCAGTTTCATGCTAAATTTCACGCTCGGGTTTGGGTCTGGCTTTCGCTCGATCTGCCAGATATAAGCTTTGCTGGACCCAACATCTTTGGCCAGTTCTTCGAGCGTCCATCCGAAGCTTTCGCGATATGATTTGATCCTGTTTGGCATCACACGTCCTCCGCTGCTTTGCGGACATCATCTGCAAAAAACTCTTGCAGATCGTCGAAGTGGATGCGGTGCCCATGCTCATAGGCTTCCAAAATGTCAGCGGCTTCAACCGCAATCGCCGCCCGCTCCATGCCCTCGCGGATAGCGTCGGCCTTGGGGGTGAGGGTGATGGCGGGAAGGGTGCGCTGTTCGTAGTCGGCCTGTGCGGAGGCTTTGGCGTCTGCTATCGCTTTTGCATGGCAGACATAGCGAGTGCCGCCTGTCGCCCCCCGCGTGACGCGCCAATAGCCACCGTCTATGTCAATTTCGTACCGACAGTGTGTGTCGTGGTATGTACAATCATCGCACTTTATCCACACCAGCGGCTTGACCTCTGCCACCATCTCAGGCTGTGCGGCTTCCAGCTCGGCAACGCGGGCGGACAGTGCGTCACGCTCGGCGGATAGGGCTTCAATTGTATCTGCTCCGCGCACCATAGCCCCCGCTGACATTTCAAGGATTGGCGCGGTGTGATACTCCCGATGGTGTTCGGACAGTCTTTTTGATAGCGCTCGCAATATGTTTGACGGCATATCAACGCATTGCGCCTCTTTGCTTGTATCGGCCATCACACGTCCTCCATTGCTTTACGGACTTCCTCTGCGAAGAATTCTTGCAGATCGTCAAAGTGGATGCGGCGCCCCTGCTCATAGGCTTCCAAAAGGTCAGCGGTTTCAACCGCAAGCGCCGCCCGTTCCATGCCCTCGCGGATAGCGTCGGCCTTGGTGGTGAGGGTGATGGCGGATTGGATGCGCTTGTTGTGGTGTCGTCTGGCGTCCATCTGTGCTTCAATTTGCGACCCTCGATCCGGCCCGTTGAATTGCTCGATGCCCTTTTCTTCATGGAAGAACTCTGCATGTGCGAAGTTCCTGCCGCCACATGAGCCGACGTAATACGTTCCGAAGATGGTTTCTGCGCCAACGGTGTAGTTGTTGGCCTTGCATGGCGCCCACCACACCAGCGGCTTGACTTCTGCCACCATCTCAGGCTGTGCGGCTTCCAGCTCGGCAACGCGTGCATGGAGGGCGTCAATAATGATCTTGCTTGTATCGGTCATGTGTCTTTCCCCTTTGTCTGTAACGAAAATGAACCGCTGAACCCTATAGGCGCATCAACCGCCCTAAAAACATCGCCCCGACGCTCATGCTTCATCATCTCCACATATCTACGAAAATCCTCTTGTGGTACGTCATAAAATTGCACGTATGCGCGACCACGGTATTGACCTGTGAGTATTACCGTGTTGTTCCCCCGGAAATTCACATCAGCATCTATTGTGGAGAACTTTTCCAGATCGTTTATGTGTTTATTGAAACTGTTGACAGCATTACTTAAGTCGCATGACATTTTTTTTGCCTCTAAGGCAACATCATCAACGCCAAGCCACGCCCTTAACTTGCATTTAATCCAGTTCATATCGATCTCCTTATTTTTCCTAACTCGACCATTCACGAAAAATAGACATTGTGGAATGTGGCAGAGTGTCGCGGGTTAAGTGTCGCCAATGTCGACTTCCGTGTAATCCATCGCCTCAACGTCAAACGCGCAATCTTGCTTGCCCTTATAGATGCCGTAAAGCTGGCTATCCCTGACCTTCCATGTCCACAACTGCACGAACGTTGCGCCCGTGTCGGTCTTTTCTTGGTGGACAGTGAACCCGAGTGCGGGCTTGTTGAAAAATGCCGCGCTGTCTGCAACATCATATCCCATAGGCGCGCGGGGCTGGCCGTTGTGCGTGTCAATCTTCTTGGGGTGGGCAATCAGGCATATATGGACTTCGTACTGCTCCGCCCATTGGCGGATCTGCTGCAATGCAAAGTTTATGTAGTTTGTAAGGCTTTCACCAGGTTCAGGCATGTGTTCAAGTTCGTTCCAAGGATCAATCACTATCAGCTTGCAGCCATCCCTAACCGCCAGAGTGTAAATCATGCTATGAAGCCACCCGAGATTGTGACCACTGTCTTGGTCATAGGTCCGATGCACGATCCTAAAATGTTTATCCATAAACTCCAAGGCACCTTTGCGCTTGTTCCCTTCCAAGTCATCAAAAGGAACGCCTGTCAAAAGCCTTGCAAAGTGGTCGCGCGTCCTGTGGGGGTGCGTCTCGAAAGACATCATTCCAATTCTAACAGCCTCATTCTTCGCAACGTGGAACAGCGCCCATGTAGTCATGGTTGATTTACCCGCTCCGGGCGTGCCCGTGCCAACCGATAGCGCCCCGACCTCAAAAGCAAGGCGCTGATCTACCCAATCGATGCCCGTGCGCAAAACACGCCGACGCGATAGCGGGGGGAGGTCTGACATCGCCGTGATAAAGCCGCCGGGCGGGTCAATGCGCTTTGCCGCATTTAGCCTAGATGCAACCTCGCCTTCGCCCATCGCCATAAGCACGTCATTGGCGTCCTTGCATCCTTCCGGCCAAGTAACAACTCGAACATCATGTCCTTGAAGAATGTTTGCAACGACCTTTGGAAGACTTTCCCCCGCCTCGTCATTATCGCCCGCCACGATGACAAAAGGACTGTCCCGCAAACGCTTTTCCTCGGCAACCAACGCCTCGGTTTTATTGCCTTCCTTTGTCCACCCGTCCGGCAGGCTTACCGCCCTAAGGAAACCGCTCTGCATAACCGTCAGGGCGTCTTTCTCGCCCTCTGTGATGACAATCGGCAGGTCTGCATCCTTGCCAAGCGCATCTTCGTTGTACATCCCCCTAGAAACGCCTTGGCTGCTTCGCCATTGCTTGTCTTGAGTTTGAAACTTTGCCGCGTACGGATCGCCCGCCCTGTGATACGGAAAGGCCACGCACTGCCCGATCTGCGGATGATCCACCCGCTTGACACCCATATGCACCAAAAGATCGCCGTCCAGCTTTCTGACCTCTTGAAGCCACGTCATCACGTCCTTGCTCATAATATGATCCCCCTTGAAATTCACAATGCCAACATTTCCAGACGATGCCATCCGGCGTAAACGTCACGCTCAAACATGGGTCTCGTTTTTTCTTTCTGTGCGGGCTGCACTCTGGGCATGTGGTTCTCTGTGTGCCGCTTTGCGCCCGCACCGTTATGCCAGCTTCTCTCAGTATTTCGCTTGCTGTCTTTTGCATTCTTTAAGCGCCTCCCATCTTTTGACGCCCTGCCTTTTTGCCGCTTCTGTCTCCGCTTCGAAACGTGACATCCCGTCGCAGTACTCAAGAATGGCCGCGCGCTCTTCAAATTGGTCAACGTCGATCACAGCCATTGCATCGCCGCCGCTTCCCGATCCTTTGCCGTCCATTCGGCCTTGGGCTTCTCGCGGAATGACCTCGTGTCGCTGACGCCCTCGTCGTCCCACCTCTCGCCATTGAGCCACGATGATGGGTGTGCGATGTATGTTGGATCTTTGCCTATCACGCTGGCCGCGAATTTCTCAATGCCAATCTGGATGGTTTCAGCGTCGGTTTTTTTCAGTGCCGCCCTGTAAGCCTTTCTTGCCTGCCCCTTGCCAACCTTGCGAGGAACAGATTGCCAGAATTTATCAAAATCACCATCTGATCCAGTATCGCCTAAACCACCATCAAAATCTCTTTTTGATGTTAATATATTATATGGTTCTGGTTCTGGTTCTGTATGGTGTTGTTTTGGTGATTGCTTTGGTGACTGTAAGTCGTTGTTTTTATTGGGCCTGCTTCTGTTTTCGGCCTGTTTATCTTGAAATTTACTCAAACTTTCAAGCTCTGAAACTGCGCGGTAATTCGTCAGTAACTCGCCGGTAACTTGGATTTTACCAAAATCAATGAGTTTCTGACGTAGTGAATTCCACTTGCGAACGGACACTCCGAGTAGCCCGGAAATGTATCTGGCATCGTCTGGAAGCCCTCCGCCCTGCATGTAAATCAGGTCAAGAATTATCGAGTAGGTGGCCTTGACCTCGAAAGGCATTCCTATGGTGCCTTCAACAAAGTCGCGCGGGTATCTCTTGTAATACGGAAGGCCGTTCATTTCTTGCGACCCTGTTTTTCCAGAATACGCTTTGCAAGTTCGCCGATAGATTGCCAATTATCTGAC